CTCAACTGGCGTGCGTATGCGTTCGCTGCCAACTCCGGTTGGTCGTTCTCGCATTTCTCGCTGTACAACAATCCGGAGTTGGCAGCGAACGCATACGCACGCCAGTTGAGCGGTACCGGAATAGCTGTTGTGGTGGGCAACACGTTGCTGCCGAAGGATACCGGCGACGTGACGGTTACCTCTGACGGCAGGAAGGCGGAGAACTGCTGAGAGACAGCACCGCCCACGGAGGTCTGATACAGCGAAATGCCGAACAACACAGGCCGGTCATAGAGGATGGCGCCGAGTCCTGTGAAATCGATTGCCGCCCCGGTGATGGCTGTACCGTTGCGGTCGTAGGGCCGGCAGGTGAGGATCTGGAAAGAGTCAACCCATTCGATGCGGAATTTGATTATGTGGTCTCCGCCGGTGTCGGACACGTTGATGTCAAGAAAGGTCGTATCCGCAGACAGCGACGAAGGCACCACACCCACGAATTGCGCTTGCCAAATAGACCTGCCTGCTCCGTCCACCACCAGCGGAATGGAGGGGAACACTCCGGCAATCTGTCCACCATCGTTCAGCGATGGCACAGCACCGATTCCGCTTGGTCCTACGTAGGAATATCCGCCGAGCGAAACCGAGCCTGAGATAGTGGCCGGCCCTCCAGCGCGGAGGTTGCCTAGTTTAGTGGCGCCAACAGTTTCATTCATCGGCCAATGAGCATCAGGCACGATGTCGCCGGCTGCTATGCCGTCCATGGCGCGCGTCATCGGGGCAGCGATGGAGTGCACACCGGTGCTCAACCTTTGGGTTATTCCTCCGCCGGTTACCGGTACAGACTTGTACCGCCCTGTGCTGTCGCGTATCGGACTGAAGGAAGGGATCTCACCCCAGAAACGGTAATTGGATACCTGAAGATTGTCGTACTGCGCGGTGGGGCTCACGTTAGTGTTGCCAGTATTCGCCTGCCCTCGGATGCCACACTCTCCAGCAGCGGTGATGGAAGTAGTTGCCGTGGCCATCCATTCCGTTGGTGGCGCATCGGCGGTTTCCCAAAGCATTGCCTTCACGCGGGTACCCGAGACAGCCATCCGGCCAGTCAGGAACAGGTTAGCCGAATAGACAATTCCTGTTTCAACCGTGTCTAGTGTTGTATTGGTTCCGCCTACCCGTTCGGCTATCTCCAAGTCTACCGTCTGGTCAGTATTCACCAGAAAGCGTGTGAATATGTAATTGCTGCTGTCGGCAGTGCGCGCGAGTAGTCCGCCGGTGATTCCTGCCCCGGTCGGTACGGCGGTTAGACGGAAGTCCACTTGCACATCAGAGTCTAGGTAGTCCTCCGCGTAGGTCCACCGATAGCTTGAATTCAGAGTGTTGAAAACAGTTTGCCCCACACTGCCGGTGACCGAGTGATCCGCTGCTGAGCCACCGGCCGCAGTCACAACCTGGCCGGTATCGCATGTGCCAGCACCGGAAGACACAGAGCGTGTGAATGTGTCGTTCACCTTGCGCAAGCGGTGCCGTACTTGCGTGTTCCGGCCTAGCAACCCGTAGTATATGGAAGCGGGGTTCCGTCCGTAGAAGTCATTACTGGAATTCTTGAATGTCCAACTGGCGTTGGTCGGTGAGACTTGCTCAGCCCACGTCAAAGGCTTCCGCGTAATGCGAACACCATTACCGTTGTCGCGCTCGATGAGCGAAGTTACGTTTACCCACGCACCGCCAAGGAACAGCTCAGAGACCAGTGGTTGCAATTCAGTAGTCGCCATGTCATCTCTTCAGGTAGGTTACTGGATCGTTGCCGCCTTCTGTGCCAACCTTGAAACGAATTGCTTCGATCAGTGCATCGGCGAGAGCGAACCCGGTAGCGCGTGGGAGCACTACTTCCAGTTGCATCTTTTGCGGTGCACCGCCACCCATGTTCGCGAGCATTTGCTGTGAAGCCCCACGGGGCAGGATCGTTGTGCCGGATGGAAGCTCGGCGATTTCCTCGCTCGGGTTGTAGGTCTGCCGGCCACCGCCGATGACACCGCCGGAGGCGTGACCGGTCGGGTTGCCCTCATCGTCGAAGTGGATTGACTTAGGTCCGTGGATCTTTACGGTGAGGTTGGCGGTTGCGTTGTAGGTTGTCGCGAATTTGTCACCGGCCTTCTTGGCAGCAATGAATTGCTTTTCGATATCCCGGATCTGTGCCTCAGTCAATCCGCCGGCCTTGAGCACCGCGCGCATTGCGGGGTCTAGCTTCCCGTTGAAGCTCTGTCCCGTTGTGGTCGCAGCAACGCCCATATCAAGCACAGCCTCAGCAAGATCAATCTCAGCTTGCTTGGCTTCCTCGCTACGCTTCCCATGTTCCTTTACTGCCTCCGTGTAATCTTTCTGCGCCTTCCGCACGTCCTCCTGTGCGTGAATGAGTTTTGCCATCGGATCGAATTGATCTTGAAGCGTCTTGGCCTGCTTGACCATCGCCTCAATCTGATCTTCGATCGTGTTTGTATTCTTGACGTTGGCCTGTGTATCGGATTTGGTCGCGTCGGTCTTGCGTTCTTGCGATGTGGCAGCGGCATCCGTGTCTGCCATCAACTGCTTGACCGCCTCGTTAAAGCGCTGTTGCTTGACGGTAGCCTCATCCGAATTCTTGTTCAGGTTGATCGTGTGGATATTCAATTCCTTGCGAGCTTCAGCGTTCCCGAGGATGGCGGAGGTGAGCGTCTCGGTGTTGATTCCAAGCTCCCGAGCCGTCTTGAGCAAGCCTTCCTCTTCGAGCCGTGCGGCAATCACCCGACGGTTATTCTCGTCAAGTGCACCCTTCTGGAAGTCCAGAGCGTCAGCTAGGGCGTTGACTCTGGCCGCTGCTTCCTTCTGTCCGATGGTGAACGCGGCAAGCAGGGTGATAGCGGCGCCGATGGCGAGTCCCCACGGGCCGGCTATGAATGCCTTGGTTCCCGCCATGGTGATGCCAAGTTCCTTCGTCGCTACCTTCGCGGCAACAATCTTCGGCGCGAGGATGGCGTATGCCGCACCGAGTCCGACAACCGCAGTGATGGATTCTTGCACCGGCTTAGGCAGTTCGCCGAACCCCTGCGCCACCTTGCCCACGGCGGAGGCAGCGGCAGCGTAAAGCGGGAGCAGTCCTTCACCCAACGCGGCCTTAGCGTTCTCGATTTCCGCCGTGGCTACTTGCTGCTTGTGAGCGGCGGAATCATTTTCCCGATTGAATTGACCGAGTGCATCGGAAGCCTGCTCCATGATGAGGGCATAGGTTGCCTGCGCCTTGGCCGCGTCCGAGACAGTCAGAACCGTCTTCGCTAGCCCAAGCTCTACCGCCTTTGCCTGAACCGCACTCACCTTGAGGTTGAGGTTGAAACGCTCAGCGGGGTCTGCTTCGCCTCTCAGCGCGGCGGAGAAAGCCTCCATGGCTTCCTTGGTGGTTCCGCCATAGGTCGCTGCCAAATCCGCCGCTACCTTCGATAGCTCAATTGATTTGGTGGCAGCGAAATCGAGATCACCCGTCATGCGCTTGAGCTGTCCACCGATCACGGTTGTGAAGTTGCGGAAATCGCTTTCCGAGAGTCCGACCGTTTCGGCTGAGGTCTTGGCGAAGGCACCGATAGCGCCGGATGCTTCCTTGAAGACCGCTTCGGTTCCGCCCACTGCTTGCTCAAGACTGGACGCGGCCTTAATGGAATCATTCACGAATGCGCTCACCCGGCGGGATGCCTCTTGAAGCGCGTCCGCCGCGAGTACGCCTTTGAAGACGCTACCGGTGGAGGAGACAGCATCACCGAGCTTCTTTACGTTAGCCGTTGCCGAGTCAACACCCGGGCCAGTCTTGTCAGTGCTTGTGACGGTAATGTCAACAGTGTTCGGCACTGCTGTCTCCTCCGCTTAGCGGGTTAGCCCCACGGCTGTGTGATGGTCATCGGCAGGTCTGACAAATCCTCTGGAGTCTCCGAGGTTGCCGCTTCCTTGGACAGTCCGATAGTGCTGGCGTTCTTCGGATCGGCCCGAATCGTGTTCACCCACGCCACCAGGATCGGCAGCGTGAAGGTGTAGTCCTCATCAAAGAAGTTGGCTGCGTCAGCCGGAATTGGCCGGCCTTCCTCATCTTCGTGATTCCAATCAACGATCCGGGAAGGAAACCCTGCGTAGATTGCCCGTAGTTCATCGATACCGGTTTCGAGCAGCTTCAGCAGATCCACGTTGCCGAGCTTGGCGATATCGAAAAGCTGATCTAGCGACGCGCCACGGGTGACGACCTCAAGGCCGGCAAGCTCCTCCCCGTTGGTGTCATCGAAGGTCAGCTTGTAGATTGTCGACTTACGCCGGTGACCCATGTCATTAACTCCAGGTAGGAAGCGCGCCGTTGGAAAGCGACATTGGCACAGTCCAGGTCAGCTCACCACCGGGCGCACGAGTGAGCGCGTAGTCGGTAGCGATCAGTTCGACTTGCGGTGTGGTGCCGAGTGTCTGTCCAGAGTGCGACAGAAGGATCTCGCGGCCGACGTTGTAGGTCGGCACGCTCTTGAATACGGCGTGCGACTTGTTCGCCGCGTCGTTGAAGACACCGTTCAGCGTCATCGTCATGTCAGCCAGCAACAGCAGCCGCTCGAAGGCGAACTTGTCAATACCGGTGACATCCTGCACACCGCGCGGTGTCGCGAACTGAAAGTTAGGAACATCATTCTTGATGTCCTGAAGCGTCGCAGTAGAGTCGTCCACACTCAAAGAGGTGAACCCTAGTCCTGATTCCTTGGCCATCTCAGTCTCAACCCCTGTTGATTAGATCTGAAATCTTGTCTTGGTGGTTCGCGAAAGCGTCCACCCACTCCGCACCAGAGGCGAACGTCCGGATTACTCCGTCCGTACCTCGCCAGTCGCCGGAACGCACCGTGAAGATTGCGTCGCGCTCAAGCGGTAGGCGGTGGTAAATAGCGCGGAAGCATTTCGTACCGGCGGGGAAGTGCCACCGGTGGAAACCGTTTTCCAGTTTCTCCACCCGAAGATTTTTCCCATAGACAGCAATGAGCCTGTCTTCGTTATCCCCCGGGGGAACGTCAGTCGTCCAACCCTGCAGCCATGCGGCGCATTCGACTTCCTCACAGGTTGCCGCCCGCCAGTGTGTTTCGAGCGGTGCGTCAACTTCGAACGTCTGCATAGCCCCGGGCGGCAACTTCGGAGGCAGCCTATTGACGTGCGGTGCGTAATCCATTTCCCTCTCCTAGAAAGCCAGTCCGGCAGCGAGGTTGCGCGTGAATTGCACCGCGAACACCGCGTTAGAGAATGTGCCAGTTGTGATGACCCGCGTGTAGCGGCGTACGGTTACGTTGTTGGCCAGAGCCACACGGGCGGCACCAATCGCGCTGATAGCGCCGAAGGTAGCCCCCGCAAGGTCCAACCACGCCGAGTTATCCGCGCTGTCTTGGATCTTCACAGTCACGGACGTTCCGGTGAAGGCGAACATGTGTAGCCACATCTGCGCGCCGAAGGCGGTAGATGCCCCGTGATCCAACGATGCGCCGTTGGTAGCTGCTGTGTCAGTGCGCGGGCCGGCCGTGAGTTGGTCACCCCATTCGAGACCATATTTGTCTGATTGGCCGTTGAAGGCGAACGGAAAGAGGCCGGCTTCCTCGCGGCTACCGTCGTAGTTGATCTGCAATGCCATCATCGACGCGGCCGGACTGCCGATGCCCGTACCACGGAAGTACGACATCACGCGATCCGCCGTGGGCAGACTGCGGAATGCCAAATGTGACTGTGTGGGGTTCCACTGTGAGATACCCGACATGAGACCATCGCGCTTCAGTAGCACGCGCTCCATGGCGTACTTGTCAATTCCAGTCCACTCCGCCGAAGTACGCGGGCAACTGATTCCGGTTAGTGAAGTCAGGTCATTGGAGATATTGATGCCGTCGATGTAGAAGTTATCTCCAAGGCCACTCTGCTTACCCATTAGTCACTTCCTATGCTCCGCTACTCTGTGGCCACACGTCATTTACAAGACACGGAATGGTGAGCGTGCAAGCTCGGTGTAGTTTTTCCGATATCTCAATGTATCCAAATTCCGCCTTGAGAGGGTCGCCGGTCTGCCCCAAGAGGTCAACATTTCTAATAGCACCCTGGAAATCGAAATCATCGTGATACCGCCTCATGAGGTTGGAGCACGCTTTCAACATCATCGGATCGATCATGTCTTGCGGTTCCATCAACATGTTTTGATAGATCCGGAGCATGAATACGATTCGCGCGGCAGTGATCGATAGGCCGCTGATAGCACCCACGGATGCGATGCTCTGCACCCACACCGCTGCCGTCAGCCCGTACCCCGGTGCGCTCTTAGGTTCGTGCGTGTTGACCTTGTCGAAGTACCCGCTTGCCTGCGCGTCGGATACCACGGCATCGAAGATAGGATCTAGCCAGGCTTCACTTTCGTCGGGTGCTGTCATGAGTTCATGTCCCTCACAAATCGTTCCACGTATGGCTGTGCAATCTGTACCTTGCGCTGATCCAGTTCGCGCCTGGTGATCTGGAAAGTTCGGTAACCCTTGAAGCGGGATATCTCATTTCGAGATCCGGTGCCTTCCAGCCACGGGCCATAGACAACGCCGCTATCCGTGATGAACCAATCTAGTTGTTGGCGCTCTTTTCTGATCCGCGATTCGTAATATCCGGTCGGTTCGCGGAGCACACTGCCTAACCGCATGAGCACGAGGAAAACGCCGTAATCTGCTACGCCTTCCTTAATGTCATTGATCAGCCGGCCGAACGCCATACCTCGCGGAATTGGCATGAAGATTTTGCCTGCCGCCTTCATGCCGATGGTGATCTCAAAGGCAGGCATTAGATTGACGCCATACGGTATTTGCGCCCGAGACTTTGAATTGCCTGTGCGCGTGCGTCCTCCAGACCCTTCCCCGAAGACTCACGAGCCGACGCACCGGAACCAACGACACGCGCCCACGCGGCTGAATCCTGCTCAAGGGCAACGACAGTCTCCGCCTTGGTGAAGTCACGCAGATTGGCCGGCACGATCCAGCGCTCTATATCCGCCCCCGTGGTGTGAGCGGCGATGGTGGTACCCAACTGCCCTCGGGCGAGACGAACACCCGTCAGCGCGTAAATGGGGGCGTTGTCCGCATGGGCTGCGAGCACCGTTCCATCCCACTGCCGTTCTACGGAAAGCGTATTCCCGACGACATCGACAACGCGCATGCGCTCCACGTCCACGATGATGATTTCGCCGGCCGCAAAGGCAGCACCCGAGGAAACCGGTACGGCAACGTTAGCCTTGGACGCGGTGAGCGGATCAGTAATCGTCTGCGTGGAATTCACCCACGTTCGTTCCGTCACGATCATGCGCTCAGCGTCGATGCGCAGGATGTCACCCACACCAAGGCGCGGGGTGTTCCACGTGATATCAGCGGTGGCTTCCAACGAGGTACCGAGATCGGCGGTGAGTTCACCGATGGTCTCCTCATAGTTGGTGTAGCCGTAAAGCCCCGTGACGTGAATGGCTTGCTGCCATGTCGTACTGGAGGCGAACGCCGCGTTAGTGGAGAGATCAACCTCAATCCGATTGAACGGCGGAATGTCGGTGTCGTCACCGCGACGGAGGATGCAATCGGCAGTGATGTCGACACCGCCGGCTAGAACCGCAGTAATTGAGATCAGTTCGTTACTGTCAAGTTCCAGCGTCCAGGCGGGGGCATACGAATTGTTAGGCCAGTCAAATCGAACCGTCATCAGCGTAGGTGCAAAGCGCGGGCGGTGAAGCTGACCCTCTACCGAACGCGAAGCGCCGGCAATCTTCTGATCCACCAACGCGTCAACCCGCGCGGTGTGACGAATCTCCAGAGAGTCTTTTACATCCTCTCTGGTGCAGTACCAAGGCAGCATCGGTTAGCCTCTCGATTGCTTTCTACGAATGTACGGCTAATGCTTTATTCAATTATTCCGGCTAGAGCCACGGTCTGTGCCGTGACTGCACCGATAAGGTCTGGATTCGCGACTACTGCTCCATTGACTGAGCCGGACTGCGGAGTCAGTGCCCCGATCGTGTCTGCGCGTTGGGCATGATGGGCAGATTGTATGCCAAGCTGGTGTACTTGCGTAAGTGACACATTATCTGCCATTTGGGACTGAACCGCGTCCGCCACGGTGAGAATATGCGTGATCTGTAGCGTCACGTTGTCGGCTGCTTGGGCCTGCGTAGCATCGGCCACAACCAACTGATGCACTTGAGTCAATGCCAGCGTGTCAGCCGCTTGCGCTTGGGTGGCGTCCGCCACGGTGAGCGCATGCGTTTGCGTCAATGCAAGGTTATCGACGGTTTGCAGTTGCCGTGCGTCAGCGACCACCAGGGAATGAACTTGCGTCAGTGCTAAGTTGTCGACAGTTTGCGCTTGCGTTGCGTCAGCAACAACCAAATCAACTGTGCTTGAAACACTGAAATTGAAGCTCGGCGGATTAGCTCCGACACCGACTGTTCCGGTAATTCCTGTCTTGGCTGACGTACCGACTACGGCGGTACATCCGTTGGTGCCATCCCAATTCTCTAGCGAGATCAGTTCGGCCGGACTCAAGGCAGCCCACGCGGAAAGGTTTCCAGATTTCAGGGTATTCAGATTGGCGTCCGACAGTGCGCTAGTCCAGATGCCGCAAACAGCAATTAAACCGTTACCGCGTACGTCGGTTAAACCGATCCGAATCTGCGTGATCGATGAGCCGTCCCCGTGGTTCGCCGCGTCTGCCGCCTCACCGTGGTCCATGGTGCCGGAACCGTCCGACGCGTACGGCCAGAGGTGGCAGCGATAATGTGCACTACCGGCAGCCTTGGTGATAGCG